GGGCCATGTTCAGTCTCTTCGTCAGAAGATGGGGGATCGTGCGTTGTACAAGTGGGCTGCAAATATTGATTCCAGTAATGTGGTTGCTACCACAGGAACAGGAACAAGAGCTACTGATGCCCCCGGGTCAACAGACGTAGTATACAAAGTGAACAAGGACAACATCCTGGCCGCTAAGTTAATTCTTGACGGTGACGATGTGCCTATGGACGGTCGTAAGATGCTGATCACTCCAGCTATGCTGGGCGATATTCTTGCAATTGATGAGTTCACAAGAATGGATGCTTACGGAAGGTCTAACATTCCTAATGGTTGGGTAGGTCAGATCTTCGGGTTTGATGTGATGGTACGAAGCAGAACAGTTGTGTTCTCTGGTGCTGACGCTGTTAAAGATACTGAGGCTGCTACTGCTGCAACTGATACACATTCGGCTATTCTATGGCACCCATCTGCAGTAAGGACTGCTGTTGGAGCTGTCAAGGTGTTTATTAGCATCGATAGACCTGAGTACTACGGTGACATCTTCTCTGCTGCTGTTCGCTTCGGTGGGCTTGAGTCGAGAAATGATGATAAAGGTATCGTTATAATCCGAGAGGACGCTAGTTAATAAAAGCATCTAATGGCTAAGAAAGCTAGTGCAGGCACTAAATCTTCATCTCAGACGAAAAAAGCTGCTCCCCCAAAAAAGGAGGAGAAGAAAATCATAACTGAGGTGAAGACTCTTGAAGAGGCCAAAAAACTGGTCGAATCGGAGTACAAACGTGTTGAGCATTTGACCTATACGGTTTTATCCAACGGTCATGTATTTTACGGCATTAACAACCGTAATGCCCAACGCGTAGCAGAAAATTATGGTTTAAAATTCTTTGAAGTGAAATTCTAATGGGACTATCTAAAGTAACAATTAATGTTGGAAGGGACGGGCTAGGCCGAAGAACTCCCAACGAGGATAAAGTCAGCGGGATTATTTTTTATAATGATACCCCACCGACAGGATGGTCTACCGAGAATGTTCAACTCGTATACACCCTGGACGAAGCCGAGCAGAAAGGACTTACATCTACCTCTTCAGGAAATGAAGCTGAATGGTATCATGTGAGTGAATTTTTCAGAGCAAACCCCCAAGGAGAATTATACATAGGTTATTTCGCTGTTCCAGCTGGGGCATACGATTTTACCGAGTTGGAAGAGCTTCAAACAAAGGCTTCCGGGAGGATCAGGCAGGCAGGTATATATACGCAAGCTACTTTTGATTCTGCGCATTGTACTACCATTCAGGGTGTCGTTGACACCGTAGATGCCACCGGAGGGAGGTTGGTAGTGTTATTGGCAGAAGATTTCAGCGCAGTTGCTGATTGGTCTGCTGTGGCGGATCTGAGAACGTTGTCAGCTGAGAAGGTGTCGGTAGTTATCGGCCAGGATGGTAATGCTGCTGGTAAAGCATTATATGACTCAAAATCCTATTCAATCACCTGCATAGGCCACGCACTTGGTACTTTATCAAGCGCACCTGTGCAGCGAAGCATTGGGTATGTAAATGAATTTAATGCCTCCAACGGGGTAGAGTTGGAAGTTCCGGCTTTAGCCAGTGACGACTTGATTAGCACGTTGTCCACAACTCTCCTGGGAGGGTTGAAAGATAAAGGGTATTTAATTCTGAGAAAATACACACCTCAGATCTCAGGTACTTATTATGAAAGACAGCCGGGGGCGATTGTTGCCACGGATGACTTTGCATATATTGAGTACTCAAGGACGATGGATAAGGCGGTTAGACTTGCTGAATCTGCACTCACACCAGAGCTTAACAGGGAACTTTATTTGCAAGAAGACGGCACACTGACTAAGGACACCGTTGGATACTTTGAAGACTTGCTGCAAGCTAAACTGGATGAAATGGAAGCAGATGGCGAGATTAGCGCAAGCGAGGTTGATGTTGATCCGACACAGGACGTACTTAGTACATCTACTTTGAATGTGACTATACGTATAATCCCGGTTGGTATCGCAGAATTTATTACAGTAAATATTGGTTTCACCGTAGAATTATAAGAAAATGGCAGTATTAGAAAGACCTCCAATTATTAATGGTGTCGAGTATACCCATGCAGACATAGTGTTGAACCTCTTCGGTGTACCTATTGTTGGACTTACGTCTATTGAGTATAGCGCAATGCAGAGTATCGAAGGTAACTTCTCAACAGGGCATTTGCCAACATCTGTTGGATTTGGCCAGGTAGATTTAACCGCAACGCTGACAATTACATCGAATGAGTATAGGAAGCTATCTTTGGTAGCACCGTTAGGTCGTATTCAGAACATCCCATTTTTTGATGTAGGAGTAAACTACATACCAGAAACAGGACTGTTCGTGAGGGATAGACTTATCAGGTGTAAGTTCAAAGGAGTTAACATGAGTTCTTCGACAAACAATAGTCAAATAGAAGTTCCGCTAGAGCTGTTTGTATCTGACATCAAATTTAATTTATAATATAACATGGAAAAACAAGGTGAAAAAAAGCAGGGAGATTTCACTTTAGAGTTACCTAAAGACGGAACAGGCCCGGAAAACTGGGTTGTAGAATTGAAGAGTCTGGATGAAGATCTCTATGTCGCAGTATCAAAGCTGATGAGAAGAGAGGGAAAGGAGCTTGACGCGATCAAATTCTTAATCCGGAATCTGGCTATAGGGGGTGATAACCCTGAAGAAGTTTGCAGGGATTGGAAAGCAGTGTATGCTGCTACTGAGCAAGTGCTAACATTACTTCCACAAGGTCAGGGTCGTTTAAAAAAAAATTAGACGAGTACGAGATACCAGCGGATCGAAAAGCAGACGGACTTCAGCTGTATGATATAACTACAGATAAAGGGTTGGCCCAGGGGTTAGCCCTTATTCATTTCTACTTCAGAGAAGAGCCTGACAATGCTGAGAGACTAGCGTTGCTTTGGGGACGATTGCAATTTGCGCTGCAATTTGAAGACAAGATGAGAATTTCTACTATACAACGAGGATAGCATGGCCACCAATACGGAAAGAACTGTTTATGTTATTGAACTTCGTGATAAGTTCACCAGGGGGCTAAGGTCCATGAGTGAGCATACCAGAAGGTTTGATAGATCCATCGATAAGGTAAAAAATAAGTCACAAGGGTTGGCGAAACAGCTTAATTTACTGAGGAGAGCAGCTGCTACTGCTGCAGTCGCTGGTATAGGTAAAATGACGTTATCTTTAGCTAACCTCGCAGGTAAATTTGAAGAAGTAAGGGTTGCGTTCAATGTAATGCTCGGTAATAAAGGACTTGGGGGGCAAATGATGCAGTGGGCGCAAGAGTTTTCAAGGTCCACTGTAATTACTTTTGATCAAACCGTAACGTCTATCCGCAAGTTATTAGCCTACGGTATCAGGGAAGAGAATATCCGACCATTAACCGAGATGCTTTCAACCATTGCAGCAGGTGTTGGTACGGATAGGCTACCATATTTAACACTGGCTTTAGGCCAGGTAAAATCACGAGGCAGGCTAATGGGTACAGAACTTAGACAGTTCCGTGAGCATGGTGTGGATATTGTTGCCGAGATAGCAAAAGGCATTGGTAAAAGCACCCCACAGGTTGAGAAGATGGTGACTGACGGTCTTATTAGTTTTGACATGGTTGCCAAAGCTATGATTGCTATGACAGAAGAGGGGGGCAGGTTTCATAGGATGCTAGAGGAGGCTGCAAAGACATGGCCCGGTGTAACCGGTATTTTAAAGTCTACAGTTCAAATATTCTTAAAAGACTTAATTGAGCCTATGATGAATGTCTTTAAAAGAGCGGTAGTGAATATGACCGAGCTATTATTAAATTTAAGGAATATGATCCCAGCCATACACATGATGGGTAAAACTTTTGGGCAGATGTTTGCGGATATGTTTGGAGGGGTAGCGGGGGATTCGCTTCTGCACAAATTAACAAGAGCTAAAGCTATAGCGGGGATATTAGTGGTATTTGGGGGTATTATAACCACCGTATTTGATACATTTGCCTACATAGGGGATTTGGTGATAGAGAAAATTAAATCTGCGTGGGATATACTGACATCGATTACTGACTTTTTAAAGAATTTTGTTTTAACATCGGGACAAACATCCGGAGATGATTTTGCCAAAATTAATGAAGAAGTAAACAAATTTCTTGCAGGTGATGGCGGGGCTACAGATCGCTTTTTAAAACGTGAAGGGGATATGTGGAATAAGATTATTGAAGCTATTAATAAGCCCCTGGAAAGGCCGAAAATTGATACAGGCAAGTTTATTGAGAATCTTAATGAGCTGATGAATAACACAGAGGATGATGGTGGAGGTAAGAAAAAGTCATCTAAGCTGCGTGGAACAGGCTCTAGGGATATAGTAATCAACATTGGTAACCTGGTGGAACACATGAATGTGAACGCACCTACAATGGAAGGTTCGGTTGAGGAGTTGCAGGATAGGTTAAGAAGAGCATTGCTCACAGTTGTAAATGATGTATCTTTAACAAAGGAATAATGGACGAGCCTATTAGAAAGTCATACCTGGGTACACCAATAATGACAAATGTTATATTTTCAGCACCACCGAAGGAGTACAATTTACCAAACCTTATAGTTGAGGGTAACGATGAATTGGAATTAACAAACTTCATAGCAACGGTATCACAAAGTAAAAAAATAGTGACTACGCCATTGGTCAGACCACAGAACTATACAGATACACCATCCAATAATACCTTGAAGCGTGGTCAATTCTTCTCAGGTACTGTAAAGGAATATATTAGTATGGGTGACTATGCTATTGACCTACAGGGGTGGATAGTTGGGGAAGAGAACGGTGTTTTTCCTGGGAATAGATTGAGGGACCTGATAGAATATCTGGAATACCCGGGAAGTTTTAAAATAGACGGGCAGTTTGTAAAACATTTTAACTCGTTTAGATATGTTGTAGTTAAGGACTATACCATATCTCAGCAAAGGGGTTTTTATAATCAGGTTCCTGTGCGTATTAAGCTGCTATCGGATGATTTTATAGATGTCAAGTACGAACCGGAAGAAAGCGGTGCAAATATAACATGAGGGTACTTAGGGGTTATATCGAGATTGGCGGTTTTACATTTGATTACGTAACCGATATCGAGGTAGTGTCCTCATGGAACCAATTTGTAGATACAGCTACCATAACGATACCTAAAAAACTACGTTACAAAGGCCAGGATGGAAAAACAAGAAGCTACATTGTTCAGGGAAGTGAGGCGGTATTTAAGCGAGGAGACCGTGTCAAAATACAGGCAGGATATTACCCTACTCCAGAGTATGGCGAAGTATCTTTATTCAATACAATCTTTGAGGGGTACGTTGCCGAAATATCACCAACAAAACCAATAACTATCAAGTGCGAGGATTCGATGTTTCAACTAAAGAGGGCTAAGATTCCATCGTATGACTCCACGGGTAAACCAACCGATCTTGAATACACATTAAATGCTCTAGGTGGTATTATAAACGAAAACGCTGGTGGTGTTGTGTTCCCCTACACAATCAAAGCTGAGAGCATGGACCTCGGTAAGGTGATTGTAGAGAACAATGCCACCTACCTGCAATTTTTGGATATGTTAAAACGTAAGTATGGCCTACAGTCATACATACGCAGAAACACAGTGACAGAAGAGGAGGAATTAATAGTGGGGTTCGCAAGAATATCCCAACAGGTATCATTTTTAGAATCTCTCCCAAACAGGATAATAACACTAAGATTCGGAAGGGACATCATTGATTATAATGATCTAACTTACAGAAACGCAAAAGATATAGACATTAACCTTACCTGTATAAGTATAGACGAGGATAACAACAAGGTAGAGGCTACTGCTGGGGAAGAATGGGGATCAACTCGTAACTTGTATTATTATAATATGAGTCAAACTGATCTACAAAAAGTAGCAGACAACATGGTTAACCAATTTAAATTTGATGGTTACAGGGGTAGCTTCACCGTATTCGGGATACCACAAATAAAGCATGGAGATGCTGTACGTTTGTTGGGTAGTGATATAGCGGATAACTTTGGCGAGTACCTGGTTGAAAAGGTGGTTACCAACTTTGGGCAGGGAGGTTTTAGACAAAAAGTATTTTTAAGTAGCAGGATAACATGAATGATATAAGATCCCTATTGATACAAATATTAGAACCAGAGTTTGGTAACAAGTATGCGTTTGTCGGCACCGTATTACCTGGTGGGTCAGGTAATCTGATTAAAGTTCAGGATGTTTTAACAAACAAGATATACGACAACATCAGATTACAGGCAACCGACTCTGCCAACGGCATATTACTAACACCATCTACAGGATCAAATGTACTTGTAGCTATGACCTCGGATACCTCTGGTTACGTTGCCATGTATTCGTCACTAGATGCAATTCAGTTCTTAGATGGTTCCTTTGGTGGATTAATCAAAATTGACGACCTTGTTACTCAATTGAACGCAGTTGAGAATAAAGTGAATGATCTGATTACGTATATTAACACACACGTACACCCAACACCGGGTGCGATACCCTCGCCACTGTTTGTAGGTGGGTCACTCACACCAACAACCAATAATGACATTGAAAATGAAGATATAACTCACGGGGCACCATAATGGCAGAATATATAGACATATTGTTAAGCGAAGGGGGGCAATCCCTACAAAATGATGGTAATGGGGATTTCAAAGTTGGTGATGCTTCCAATCAACTAATGTACTACATCATCGTAAGCGGCACCGGAACCTGGAAAGAATTTCCATTGGTCGGTGTAGGGATAGAGCAGTATCTTAATGCGGATGTATCTCCATTTGTATTGGGGGGAGAAATAGCTGCTCAGTTGGCAGTTGACGTGTTCCAAAGGGTAAATGTGGATGCGTCTGAATTTCCATCAACATTGTACGTAAATAAAACAGAATTTAATTTTGGCTAGGTCATATAAAACGGTTCAGGATCAAAATGTATTTGACATTGCCATACAAATGTTTGGCACGTTGAATAATATGGATAAGGTGTTGAGGCAGGTCCCCGATATAAACGGAGTGGCCCCAACGAACTACGATATGACTTTTGATGAAACAGCGAACAACCTGGCCATTGGTTTTGGGGTAAATAACACGCGTATCTCAACTGGCGATCTTTCACCAGACCAGCCAATATATAGAACGTTTGATGATACATTTGATGATACATTTTATTAATTATGGCCGAAGTAAGTAAAAGTGCATTAACCGCCCGAGCGCAGGGAATACGGGATGAGGTCAGCAAAAAGGCTAATACCGCCTCTTTGGTAGGTACACTGCTGATCGATATGGTAGATAGCCTGCGCAGTGAACAGGAAGCCATATCATACCCTGCCAGTGGTTTTGTTATCAGTGGTGGCACAGTTGGGTCTGACAGTATTGGCCCTCATGAGATCAGGCTATTAACCGTGGCAGGCACTTATACTTTGCCACAACTAAGCTCGCTGAGTAATAAGGATTACATTGTCAATGTTAAAAATACAAGC